TCTTCATCAACTTTTGTAAAACTCTTACTTATATTTGGAGCTGTAATTGCGGAATCCTCAAAGCAAGGTTCTACATCATCACCCAAAATACATAATTTAGAAAATATTGCATCATTTATTATGAAAAATTCCATTCCTGTTTTACTATCTGTTGACCAATGTCCATCTAAAGAATTTTCATCCAATTCCATAGATTGATTTTTACCTTGCTCTAAAACAGATTTGCATTCTTCATACTGTTCTGTCCATAAATAACCAGTTGCCATTAAATATTCTCTAGTAGTTGTATTTCCAAAATCGTCAGTATCTTCAAATTTTTGAAACCAGACTTGTGAGTCTGGGGCTACAAATCCATAAGGTTTAGTTAAACATTCAAATTTAACACCCTCATCATCAAATATAACTCTTTCTCCATGGTCTCCAAAATCTTCTTTTTCTTCTTTATAATATCCAACGATTGGCGCACCTCTAAGTGTTTTTGCCATATCACTTGCTACTTCTTTAGTAATATAGCTATGATTTCTATTTTCTCCAAGATATAAAACTTTTATTTCACATTTAGACATTAAAGGATTAATATCTAATGGCTGTAAGTTTATAAATTCTGGAGAATCAATTGTTGCTATAGATTGGTGCATGATATTCTTCCTTTCTATAATCTCTACTAAAATCTATATTTATATCATTTTAATTGAGTATTATTTACATTTTTTTGTCCAACTTTTTATTTTTAATTTTGACTTTCTTTATTTTGAATAGTCTTTTCAGATTTTTCATCATCCGCTTTTTCTGGTCTCCCACCTTCAGAATCACTACTCTTATTTTTATTTTGTAAATTTTGAATAGTTTCTCCATTCATTGTACTAGACATCATTGGTGGAATAAATAAATTTACTAAATCTAATATATTATTTTCAAAATAAGCATTTGCTAATATAGAGCTTTGTGATTGACCGAGAGCAATTTGTGGTAACATTTTTGAGTATCCTAATTGTGTTTGCTCTTTATATATTTTAGCCATATCTTTATAATTGTAAATTGTTGTAGTAAGTATTTGCGCTCTTAATTGAATCTTTTTAGGTGATTTATTAAATGGAATTAATAACATATTTAAAAAGTCTTCAAATTGTAATAATAAATTATACATTGCCGCTTCATCATTAAGAATTGATTTTTCAAGAGCAATATTACCATCAGTATTAAATTGCATTTGTGAAACACCTGCTTCGTTATAAACAGTTCTTTCTACTTTCTCTAATTCATCTACTGAAGTTGTTGTATTTTTGTCTGCCATATCCGCAACTTCAACGTCTGCAAATGTTGTTAATACATCAATTCCTATTGCTTTTCCTAACATTCTTACAGCATTATTATGTAACTCTTGAGCTTCATCTACATCAAATACTAAATCTCCATTTTTATCAAGTGGCATTTTTTGAATAATAATTTTTAGTAATTTTTGTGCCATTTTCTTTCTATCTAATTCTTGAGCAGCATCTAAATCTATAATGGCTGGAATTACTGAAATAAAAGCTGGAAAATCTTCACCATTTATATTAAATTTAATAACACTATTTGAATCTAGTAAATACCAACTAGATGTATCTCCAGCAAATTGTGGAACCAATTTACCTTCTTTATAAAGTACATATCCTTTTCTAAATTCAGCTGGAAATAATTTAAGCATTTTCATTTTTTGTGCAGTATCTTTAAATTTATCATCAAACCATTTCATATTAAATTCTACTGCAGGTCTACCTTTAACAGTAAATCTTGAGCGGCAATAGCTTGGTGGTAGCTCTTGAATGGCTACTGTATTTGCTTGAGGAATTAAATATCCATAATAGCAACCATTAATAAGAACTTTTAAAGCTACTTCTCCAAAAAAACGCTTTACTCCAAAATTATCTAAAAAAGTTAAACCTTTATAAAAAGTATCTAAAACTTTCTCTTCTTTTAAATTATCAGAATTAATATATGGAGTTATCATCCAATCATATCTATACATATATGCCATATATCTACATAATCTATTATAAATACCACTTGTTTTATAAAAATAATTAGATACTTCTCTTAAATACGCATAATTACTTTTATCAATATTATCTAATATTGTTTTTTTATCTGCAAGTCTTGGATTTTGTTTACTTAAACTTCCTAAATTTAATATTGCATCATCTAAAGTTTTTACTCCAACTCTTATTTTAGAAAAATCAACAGTTTTATAAGCTTGAGAATAGACATCTTGGGTGTCATTAGCAAGATTCATTGTAAAACCTTTTTTCTTTATTTCTTCTTTTCTATTAATCAAGATAGACACCTTACCTTTCTTATTTATTTTAGTATATTATCAAAAGAGATATTAACATCCACTTAAAAGGTAATAAGCATTCATAATATAATCATAATTAATCTTTCCTTCATCACAATATGGGATTGCTAATAAAATTATATTATGTTCTCTACAATATTCTCTTTTTTGCATATCATTAAATTGTTGTTTCCTTAATCCTGAGGCTCCACCAAATTTACTCTTTGCTTCATAATGCTGTATTCCTTGATATTCAATAAGAAAATCTAAATCTCCATTATCATCAAATACTGCAAAATCAAAGCGCAAAGGGCGTCCAGATGAACTTACTAAGTCAGGAAAAGAATATTCTTCTTGAAATATTAAACCAGCTTCACTTAAAACGTCTGCTATTTTTATTTCTCCACGACTAGCTCGCATATAAACCTCCTCATATACTAAAGTCTTTCTCTAAACATATATTATTTTACTCCTTATGGTATATCTTAATTTTGCCCAATGCTGTTAAGAGAAAAACATCATTTCGGATATATTTCTTTTCTTTCTTTTTCTTTTTTTATCTTCTTCTTGTTTAATATAATATAATCCATAAATAAAAGCAGAAAACTTATCTTTCTTTACACTTTTATTAGATTGTTTTAAAATAATATTTACCCCTTCATTTTCTTCAACTAGATTCATCATTTGTTCTTTTAAAATTGATGTCATTACAAAAGGTTTTAAATGCTCATTTCTTTGATCGACAGTTGCATTTTGTCCTACTTTTGTAGACATATATTTTACTTTTGCACTTGTTTCATCTATTAAGAATTTAATCTTTCCACTATACATTTGAGTTTGAACATAAGAATAAGCTTCTGTATTAATTGGCGCATTTGCTTTAATTAAATACATAACTCCTTCTTCTACATTTGGTCCTTTTATTTTCTTATACTGTTCAAGAGTATCTTCAGCAGTACCTCCAGAAACACCAAATGCTAATAAAGTATCTCCAGTTTCTGGATCAATTTGACTTTTTGTCATAAAATCTACAAAACCAGCACCAACACCATTAGCATCAATAGCAATTTGTCTAGCATTATATTTATAAAATAACTTTTTAACATTAATTGCTTGCACTTCAAAATCTTCAGCTTCATAAGTATATAAATTAACTAAAGTTTTTAAAGCAGAACCTTGTACTTGCGGCGTCACCTTAAAAACACAAACCTCGGTTGTACATTTAAAACGTCCAACGTCGACTCCTAATATATAATATGCAGATTTACTACTACGTCCACTACTTTCATATTCTGGTTGCAATAATACTCTATGTTTATCAAATTTTTCAGATGAGAAGAATGCATTTTCTACATCTCCACTCCATTTACTTCTATACTCTCTATCGAATGAGTCTTCATTATAAGTACCATCTAATTTTAATTGGTCTACAAAGTCTTCACTTAATAATCCTTCTGCTACTGGAGTTTCATAAGTTCCTCCAAGGATAATAACTTCATCTGGTTCAAGAATAGAACGAATTAATAATTCAATTAATTTTTCATAAGCAAAACTATTTTTCCAACCTGCTGTTGTAATATAAATTTGACTTTTATTAACAATTTCTTTTCTATCCATTGTCCCATCTGGTAGTAATCTATCAATGTTTGTTGTAGGTATAATAATTTCATTTAATGCAGTTTGATCAATTAATACGCATTCTTCCATTAATCCTCCATGACGACGTTGACCTCTGGAGCTTTCCATCGCCGCAAGAATATCAATAGAAGAACCATTTTTGAAAATATATTTAGCATCATTTTTAGATTTTTTTGAAACACCACGATCCCAATTAATTTCATTTTCAAGAGCTGGAATAAGTTTACAAATTTCTTCTATTTTTGCTACAGTAATACTTGCCGCTTGCTCTTTTCCACCTGTTGTAACAAATAAATGAGAACCAGGATATAAAATACAACGAAGCATTAATACCATCATTGATAAAAATGATTTAGAATAAGCACGAGGAAAAGTTGCATATACATATCTATGTCGCATAACTACTCTTATAAATATTCTTTGATAAAAATAAAATTTGAATTTACAATTTTCTCCTTTTATATCATCTATTAATAAATCAGGATATTCTCTATAAAAAGAAATTAATTTTCTTAATTCTGGTAATTGTGCACTAACTCTTTCCTCTGATAAACCTATCTTTCTATTATCTTTATTTTGGGATAACTCTAATAAATTTTTTAAACTCATTATTCATCATCCCCCTCTAAAGTATCTTTATCAATTTCTTTATCATCTTCAATAGCATCGTAATAATCTTGATAATCTTGATCTTTTAATTCTAATTTTTCTAAACCTAATGCTTTTGCTTCTTTTTTATCTCTCTTTTGTTCTTCTGATATTTCACGTTTCTTTAAATAATTCTCAATTTGACTAGCTAAAGCTTTATCTTCATATATTAAATCTCTTGTATATTGTTTTAAATCATTAATAACTGTATCTATAATATCTAAATCAGTTTTTAATTCATATTTTGGGATTGCTCCTCCCTCTTTTTCACAATAAGCAACTAAATTTCCAACACAATCAACAAAGTCTTTCTTTTCTTCTTTATTTTGTGCAGCAGTTAATTTAGCACTCTTTCTTAAATCATTATATACCTTAGATAATTTTTGAAATCCTTCAATATCTGCAGAATCTAAAGCTTGATTCATCTTTAATTTAGTTTTACAAATAAATAATAAAGTATTCTTTGTATCAGCATCTTGAATATCAAATGAATTCATCATTTCTTCATAACCTTGCTCTAATTCTATCCATTCTCTTGGAGTATAAACTCTACCCCATTTCATAGCTAAATATACTTTATCATCTTCAGTTAAGTCTTCAGATGGATCGGGTAATTCATCTTGAGACATATATCCCATTTCATGAAATGGATTATTTGCGCCAATGCTGCCTATTAGGACTCCAGGAACCTGGGTCGCCGCCTGTAAAGGAACAGAAGTCATAGTTTTATATTCTGCTTCTGAAATTTCTCCATTTTCATATTTTTCTTTTAAATCTTCTTTAGCTTGTTCAGTATGAATAATTAAAGTCTTTCTTTTTTCTTCTTCAAGAGCTTGTAGTCTTTCAGTATCTGCCCATCCATATTCTTTCCATTGCTTTAATTTCATTTTTGATAAATATTTACCAAATACAGACATTCCATTCATTTTATTTGGATCTTTTGCATAAGCTCTATCTCTTAATGTATTCCATTCTGATGGAATATAAGGAACATCCATTTTTTCCAATAGCCAAAGAAATGTATTTGGATCAAAATTATCTATGTGCATTGTTAAACATTTTTTACATAATTCTACTTTTTCTTGATTTTTGTATGTATAGAACTGATTTTCATTCATTGTCTTTCCGCATTTTTCACAATAGTATTCAGACATAAATTAATCTCACTCCTTTTGTTTATTTTTTTGATTTCTACAAGCTTTACAGATACTATAGTATCCATCTTTACTTGTCTTATTAATTGAAAAAAAGTAATTATGAGCTAATTTAATTTCACCACATTTTGAACATTTTTTCCATTTTCCATACTCTATATTGGTATAATAATGCATTAAATAATCTTTTTTGGCTTGTTCTGCTAATAATTTAGGTATTTTATTGCGCCAAAGTGAAGATATATATTCAACAGAATGTTTAATACCATATTTTGATTCTATTAATAATTGTATTTCTACATTTTGTCTACCATCTATTTTATATATTAACAAATCATAATATAAAGGATAATTGTCTTTTAAAGTTTCTTCAATTAAATTATCTAAATCTTCCATCATATAATAAGCATCATTTACAAAATTTCCATAAGCTTCTTCTTTTAAAGCAGAATAATTACATAATAAAGCAGATAAATGTTTAGGATTAAAAAATGAAACTGCACCATCATTTTGAGGCTCTCCATTTGCATTAATACTTATTTTATCATTTAAATCTGATTTAACAAAACCTTTTATAGTATTAGAACTATAAATAGGAGATTTATATTCACTTTTTATAGCATATTGTTGTTGACACATTTCTATAATTTGTTTTTTTAATAAAAATTTGCGCTTACCAGTTGCTATTTTCTCTTGATTTCTTACTACTTCTATTGCTTCTTTTAAATCTTGTAAAGGTTTTATTTCTGCTATATCTTGCTCTGTTATTGATACTTTTGGAGTTAAAATTGTATTTTTATCTTCATGAATTAAATTTGATACTCCATCTTCTCCATTTTCAAATTTTTCTGCTAATCCTTGATAAGAAGTCTCTCTTTTGTTTATAGTCACCATTCTATTTTCTGTTAATATGTTTCTTTCTTTTCTTTCTTTTTTATCCATCGCAAAAATTATATAATCTGTTAATATTTCTATATATTTCTCATTAAATTGTTCTGGTGGGGTATTTTCTATTAAGTTTTGAACAAAAGAACTACGTTCTTCTGGAGTTTTAAGTGTATAATCTAATTTAATTGAAGATTTAGACTCTTTCTTTTCATCATTATCTTCCATAAAATACTCCCTTCTTTTTATTTTAATCATATTTGTCCTTAATCTATATTTATATTATACCACAAAAAATATTTTTTGTCAAGTCCCAAATAAAAATAATTTAATTGATTTATTTAAAAATAAATGTTATAATTATTATAGAAAGAAATAATTAAGGAGAAAAAAATAAATGGATAATGATAAATTTACAGCAGCGTATTTAACAGTTGCTTATATAAATAAATATTCTGGATTTACAAGTATAAGTGAAATTATAAGTACATTTGAAACATTGTATTCAACAGTAAAGAATGTAGACTATTGCGGCAGTCGCTATGACGATCGTGAAAGTGGGCATTCACAACATTTTTAATCTAGATATAAGGCGCCAGTAACCAACGGTCGCCGCAGGAGGTAATTAATATGGCAGGAAAAAAGAATTGTAAAGTTAGAATTCCTAAATCAATACTCCCTAGTGCAAATAAAATTGCTAAAAGAGGGCTTTATGAAATAATGTGGGGAGCTACACCTAAAAATTATGGAAAAAGAGTGAAAGAAGGAAAAT